AAGAAATGACCGTTCCTACAACAAAGGAAGTCTGGCACCCCGCTGTTGCCGTAGCCTGTGCCGATGGGCATGGCGTAGTACGTGGCTGTTGTATCTAAAATTTTCCTGATCTGTTTCTTGACCAGTGCTTCCGGCGTTGACGCCATGATTGTTCTCCTGTTAACAAGTTAAGGGGTGGGAGGGAAATGTAGATTCGGCGCCCTCCCGCTTCGCCGTGTGGAGATCGAGTTGCTGCTGCATGAGGCACGAGTACCTTGGTGGCACAGTAACTTCATTCAGCGTGTGTGGAGCATCTACAAGGCCTATGTCGATCCACACGCTGACCAATCTGGCTCACCACCCTGAGCCGGACGTTTCTTTCAGCTTCTGCATGTAGTGCAGAGCTTTGTCTGCGTCAGGACTATCTTTCCTGCCGTGACGCAAACTGTATTTGATGATGTTGCCTTTTAAGAACCCAATGAATTCCTCGCGGGTCAACACCGCTTCCATCACAGCCCACGGTTGGATGGGCATGTCTTTGTAGTGTGTGCCGCCGTACTGTAAGTCGTCAGCACTTGTTCCGTTGAAACCGTCCATACTACTTTCCTTAAAATGGCGCTTCATCCATATCCTCAATACGCCGCTTTGTCTGCATGCGTAACCGGCGCTGTACTTCCTTCTCGCTCGGTAACGTCTTCGGAAAGGGCCAAGTGGCTGAGGGCGTAAATGTGCTCGAGTTTATGTCGGAGTCGTAGCGCTTCTGTGACTGCTGCTTCGAGCCGTTGTTTGAGTATGTGGTTTTCACGGATCATGTCTCCTAGTTGTAGGTCGAGTTCACGTTCTTCTTCACTCGTCATAGTCGTCCTCCTCTGTTGAGTAACGTGCATCCATACCTGAAATATAAACGGCTGTCAGCGCGTTGATGGCGCTTGCCATTTCTAACTCTTGGTTAATGACTGCGTTAGCTAACGCATGCACAAGCACGTTGATCTGTTCATCGCCTTCGCCTGCCAAGTTCATGACAATGTCCAGCTTACGTGTCACAGAATCAATCTGCTCTTGAGTTGGTTTAAACGCTTTCATATCTGCTCCGTTATAAGCATGCCGTAGATAACACCAAACATAAACGCCAAAACCAGCACCCAAGCTAGCGTCTTGCCGATTGTGTAAATGATACCGTGATAATCCCAATCGTCCTGAAATTCAGCACGCCAGTCGATCGGTTCTTTGGTTGTTAATACTTCTGGTTCTGGCGGTGTGTTTGCCATAACCCTTCTTACTTCCTTGTTGGTTGTACTAAACTCTTTCTGAATGTTCGTTGGTAGTCTCATGTTGAATCTCCTTTTGCGTCAAGTTAGGTTTGCGTCCTTGCACCGCTTCGTATGATTGCTCTGCGGTAGAGAACATGTGTCCTCCTGCGCAGTGATACCGTCGGTACTTCCAGTCGCGTCCGTCATCGCTTACACGTTTAATTGTTTCAGCGACTTTGGACGCTTTGCCACATTCAGGGCAGGGGAAAAATGCTCTCACTTATTAAACCTTTCTTCTCTTCCATCACGATACCGTAACGTGTTGCCGTTACGGCTTGGGTACTTCATGTGATCATCTGCGCCGAGTCGTACTGCGGGGGCGCTCAGTTCGTGTGGGTGGTAGCTGCCCTCCATCGGTTTGAATGTGCGCTTCGCCGCAACGACTAGCTCTTCTTTCCAGCTATCCCACTGGGTCTTAGGTTTCAATACTGTTTTCATACTTTCTCCTTTAAAAAATTCCGTGCCTGCCATGCCTTACAGAGCCCTACCGCGCGTTACCATACCAGACCGTGCCGTGCCTTACCTGCCTTGCCGCGCCCAGCCTCTCCGTGCGTCGCCTGTCCCTGCCGGGCCTAACCTGCCATGCCGTGCCCTGCCACGCCGCACAAAGCCGAGCGACTCCGAGCCTGCCGTGCCTCTCCAGAACTCGCCTTGCCATACAAAGCCTTGCGACTCCGCGCCTGCCACGTCAGAGTTAGATTGCGGTGGCTTTCTTAATGACACACAGTTCAATAGCATCCCAAACATCTTGCAGTTCAACAAGGTTTGAGTACCGTTTCTGATACGCCAGTAACTCCTTCTCAACACCCTCAATCATTTCTTTGCGCTTTGCGGGGGTGTTCATTATGTCCTCAATGCTGTCGTACCCTTTACCAGTTTTGCGACTGGATGGTAGGCTTTGATACGCACGAGTAACGTTAATGTTAATCTTCCTTGCGTTCCCACCGACTTGCACAATGTGCAGTTTGACTCGGCGTATTAACGCACCCGCTTGAGCTATGCGATAGAGATGTGACGCCTCGTCATCATCCCACTCAAACTCACGGTGCAGAACTGAGCTAGGGTTTTTAGCCGCTGTTACTACGTGAGCGGGTATCAGATTACCTCCATTCGCCGCCGCTATGTTTAATAGCTCTGCGTGTATCTGCGCAGTTCGGACATCTGTACTGGATGCTTTAGCCATTTGCAGTCTCCTCAAAAGAATGTGCTACTACTGAAAACGTGCCCCAACCTTGACCGTTGGAACTCTTACTGAATGGTCGCCCTTCGCCAACACCAACTTGACGACCTGCTCTATCTAACAAGTTAACAACAGACTCTGCGGTGATGGTGTCGGCATCGAACTCAACAGTTAGATCGGCTTCCCACTCACGCCACATCGGACGAATCCGCACATCGGCAGGATTACCCATACCTTGCAGTCGGACCAAGCTCTCAAGCCGCTCAGGCTTTGCTGCCTTGAGTTTCACAAGCGGCGTGCCATCATCTTTGTCGAAGCCGTCAGCCAGAACAAACACAGCCATACGTGCGTCTGTCATGGTCACGCCTTTGATAAGACTACAAGCACGAATCATGGCTGAACGAAACGCGGGACAAGGCACTCCATTCCATCCAGCTACGCTCATGTGTTGTGCGTTCTCAAAGTCCGCATCGTAGTTGCGCGGATCGCGGTCTGTCTTCTTTCCTTTCTGCGCTTTTGTTTTTGCCATGTCCTCCATCATCTTGTCTTTGGCTTTTTTACTGAACTTGTTTTGCACAAGTGGAGCAGTGCCTTTGATTGAAATAACCGCACGTTGAATATTGGCGGGGTGAATTACAACTGTATCTTTTTCTTTAATAGCCATCTTTACTTCTCCTTTAAACGTCTCATTTTCTCTTGATACTTACGGCGTCTGTCTGCTAGCGTCTGGACTTGTTTGGGTTTATCAAACCCGTCACCACCTGCGTAGATCGGGGTTTGGTCTCTGCCCATCGTGTCTTTCTTCCAGCCGACAATGTGGATACACCGCATCTCATGCAAAGTTCTTAGCCACAACCAAGAAGTTCTCATCGAAACGTCGATGATGTCTGCCAGTTCGTGTGCTGATACTTCCCTGCCTGCTTCAAACAATTTCCATGTCTTCGCAAACAAGTAGGCATCAACACGTCGAGCAGGTTTCTGACCTCCTTTAACTTTCATCCAAAGAATCCATTGAGTTGATCGAACAACGCTTTGGCTTCAGCCAGACTGATGTTCTTCATGACGTAGTCAGCAGTCAGCATGGTCGGATGCGGTGTTGATTTCTCCGCCGTGGGCATAGCGCGCGGCAAAGCAGCTAACCCTGCTTTCTCTTTGCGTGCGTACTTACGCTTAGTGGTGCGTTGGTTTGTTTTGATCGGGGTGTACGCGTTCTGCGCGGCATACACACGCTTGGTATGCTCGTCTTCGCGGATCATCCCTTGCTTGACCATTTGATAGATCAATGCGCTGATGGTTGACTCGTTGTACCCGTCTCGTGCCAAGACTCTGCCTGCTTGCGTGGCAGTACAGCCGGGCGTTTGCATGACGTAATCGAACGCCGCTTCTGATGCAGATAGTTTTTGCATTTGCTTCTCCTGTGTAGTTACTGTTGTGATTTCTGTCGGCACGCCCTCATCATCGACTTGCATCTGATTGAAGGCATCACGTAGTTTATCGCCTAATATTGACATACTTTTTCTCCTTTGCAATTAGGGTTAGAACGTAAATTTATCCAAGATGCTATCGACATTCTTCTTAACATCTTGTCGTATAGCTTCGTTCTTACGTAGGTCTGTTGGTGTGACGCCAGTAAGTACTTGCTCCAAGTGAGCCCGACTACGCTCAAGGTCAGGATCATTGACAACGTTGAGCGCCTTGGCAAGGTCGCACAACTCCAACGCGCCATCCACCAACGTGTCATGGAAACGTCGAGGCTTGGCTTCACCCCCAACGTAGTCCGTAGTCAGTCGGTCAGACATACGCGCCAAGTGGTCACGCAAACGCATACGAATGTCAGCCATCGCAGAGTCAACGCGCTCCTTGGTTACACGCTCGAGACGCTCACGCAACTCGGCAGTAGCGGCATTACCCACATCAATGCGGAAGTCGCCAGATGTAGGCACAGGCAGGTAGTTGACGCGGAAAGCAAACTTGGTAAGCAGCTCGTTCTGCGTTGGGAAGTCGTCGCGCTTGAACATATCGCCAAGCGCCATAGCCTGCGCCGTGATGAGCGTAGGGTAGATGTCAACGAACTTCTTGACGGTATCGGTGAACTCATCCTCGAACTCGTTCATCTTGGTTGCGAACTTCTCGAAGTTGATGGTCGGTAGCAGACGCAGACCAGAGTCAGACCACGGTAACGTGTTGTCATAAACATAGGTACGGGCACGACCAACGAGTTGTTGGATAACGTCTAGCTCAGGACGACCCGCAAGCAAGTGCTTGTTGACCCGCGCCGCATCCTTAGCCTTGGCGTTCTTGTTGGACACCACCTCCTCGGTGGCAGACTTGTCGAGCTTACGCGCAGTCCATACAGATGCGTTGAACTCGGTGAGCATTGAGCAGGTGTCGATGTTGTAACGTGTAGTCATGATTGATTCTCCTTGTGTTTACAGATTGATACGAACTAACTTGCCGTGTGTTGGGACAAACGAGTCGTTGTCCACCACGCCCCACAGCGATGGCGTAGATGTGTTGGGAGTATCGCTCCCGATGTAGCCGTCAGTCAGCCAGACAACTGCTTGAGGTTCGAGGCGATGCTCTGCCATGTACTCGGTAACAACGTGTGGCGTAGTGCCGCCACCGCCCTTGGGTTTGACGAGCTTGGCGATGTTGTCGTAGTCGATAGGTGCGAAGACTTGTTCGCCGCGCACAGCGGTATCCCACCACAACACACGCACAGACTCAGGTGATGCAGTCTTACAGATACGTGCCAACTCGCCGAACAACACACCGTAGTACGAAGTCATAGAGCCAGAGGTATCGCAGGCAACAACTAACTCGCCGACAGACTCGTTGAAGTGTGATGGCATCACGAACCCACTAGCAAGCAAGCGCTTGTTGGGTGGGCAGAAGCGAGAGTTGTCGTCGCCTTGGCAGACAGTCTGAATGAACTCACGCAACGCATCACGCCAGTCAGTCATGCGGTCAGCCGCAGTCTCGAGAATGTCACGACCGCCACCACCAGAGCCGCTTTGCAAACGCTCAGAAGCAATCTTGCCTTGGCGGTTAGCTTCGTCAACGTCTTTGGATAACTTGTCGGATGGACTGCCCTCGCCCTCATCGTCGCCGTCACCATCGTAGGGCTCATGCTCGTCCAGTGAGTCATCATCTTCAGGCGGTGGGTTCTGCATCAGATCGCGCAACACTTGGATGAACGACATATTTTTGTACTTGGCATCACAGCACAACCCCTCGCATGGACGCTCGACAAAGTTAAGTGATGGGTCAAGCTCCTCGATCATGTTGTTGATGACGTGATCCATAGCGATGTTGGTGATGCGATGCCCCGCTTTCTTGCTGACCTCACGATATGTCGGCAACACACAATGCTTGAGTGCAACGTGAAAGTTCTCGTGCAACACAAGGTAGCGTAGCTGCTTACGGTTGAGCGGCGTGATGAACGCACGACCATACCACTTGTCTTTGCCGTTGGTCGCCGCAGTCGGGCGATTGTCAACAACCTCTGACTTACCCATAGGGATAACGCCAGAGAGCAAAGCAAACTTGGGATGACGCATACAGTCGATGTTGACTGCGCTGATGCGTTGCTGAAGTGTTAAGTCTTGAAAAGCCATGATTGAATCTCCTTAGTTAGATGGGAAATATATCTTGTGCTCTCTGAGCAAAGCACCGAAGTTGGTGAGCGTAGCGTACAGACCGATGCGCTGAGATGTAGCAACGTTGTTAGTGAATACCGCTTGCAACTCAGGACGCATACGCATGACGTATGTCGTAGCCTTTTCAGCATCCTCACGCGTTGATATATCAGACACGAGCTTGAACACTTGAACTAGCTGAACCGTTGGGTTGTCGCTAAGTGGTGCAGTCTCAGGATCGTGGCGTATACGATCAACCGATGTGATCTCACGACCGAACCGAATGGTTGACAGCATTGCACGAGCCGTTGGCTCACCGACTGTGCCGCACAACGTATGCTCGATAGTGTGATCGTCAAGCACGTCAAGACCCTCGGACAGAACATCACCCGCCGCAACAAGTGAGCGCGGCGTAGCATACGCCTTGGCAGTCGAGCGAGGGTTAAAGATCATGCCGTTGTCTTTGTCGAGTTGACGACCCTCGTACTTGCCGCCCTTCTCGTAGTCAAGGAACGAGTCCATAACAGTTGGCGTCAGCGTGACAAACGCGATAACAGAACTATGCACACCCGCATCAACAGCCCAATGACACCACTCCTCAGCCGTAGGCTTACGCATCTGAACGAACACAAGACGATTACGCAAGTGCGCTTGGATGCTATCGCCTAGACCCTCGACACCAAGGTTAGTACCGCAGAACACAACGCTACCCTCGGGCATGTGGTAGTTACCAACACGCCGCTCGTAGACGATCGGAGCCAATACGTTCTTGATGAAGTTAGGAGCCTTGGCAATCTCATCGAGCATCACCAAGATAGGCTTGGAACCGTTGACACCGAACTGATTGGTCTTGCTGACACCGAACCGCTCGTTGGGCAACTCACGAGACACGCCAGCATCGCGATCAAGATCAGGCATCCACACGCTACCGTCAGACAACTGCGTACAGTCAACAGGATCGACAGCGATGTGGTCGGCAAACTTGTCCATACGTTTAAGTGCATGGAACAGCGCGGTTTTGCCGATGCCGTTCTCGCCCTCTACGATGAC